GATTATATATCCTTCTGACAGTATACTTATATCTACAAGTTTAGGAAGTATTGCAACTCTAGCGACCTCTAATGCCACTTGTACAAGTAGGCTTGCCACCCTTGGCTTAGGTAACATAACCTTTGCTGCTAATGCTAACACTGCACCGTCTGGTGAAGAGATTACAGGATCAGTAGGTGATGTTACCTTTACGGGTGATGCTAACACCTTCCCTTCTGGATTAGAACTGGTCGCTAGTGTGGGCATAGCTGGAATACCAGCAATTATTCCAGTAACCACTGCTGGTTTTGTTACTGTCACCCTAGGTATGGTTGGAGTAGGGGCTGGTAAGCTAGTATCAGGTTTCTCAATAGATGTTGAGTTTGGTCCTGACCTTACTGCTACAGGATTCAAGTTCGACTTTGAGGCCATTAAGCACTTGTATAATGTCCTTAGACAGGTACACGGTGGCTTCCCTGCTAACAGAACTGCAAGACCTACGTTTAGTAGCCCAAGGAACATTAGACCTCCTAAACCATCAAAAAATTTAGCGGCATAGAAGGATACGATATGAGCCTAGTTTGGCCCAACAAAGACCCAGACGAACTGCTAGACTACAGTATTGATTGGTCTGATATTGTTGCTGGGTTTTCCATTAGTACAGTAGTCTGGTCTGTAAGGTCTAATGCTAACCCTGCCGAGACTGTCTTAGTTGCTGGTCATGACTTAACCACTGCTAGTGGTGGTGCTATAGTTGATGGCATACAAAACATACAACAAGCCTTGTCGGGAAATAACGCAATTATTTATATAGGTGGTGGAGTAGATGGAAGAGACTATACCTTTGTCTGCACCATTACCACAAGCATAGCGACTACTATCCAACGGGCCGTCATACTCCGCTGTAGGAGTGTGTAATGCCAACTTGGACTAGGCACCTTTATGAGCATAACGAACTTGCTATCTCTAAGGGTGAGTCTACTGGCTACAAGACCTTGTTCAAGTTCGGGTTTAATCCTGACATAAACGGAACAGAAGAGACTATATGGTCGCAAGGTGGTAACTACCCTTGGCCTGATGCTTCCTTTACAGCTTATGTAGTTAGTGATGCTGCTGCTGATGCTAATGGAAACACAGGTTCTAATAAGGTAAGGGTTGAGGGCTTAGACGATAACTACAATGAACAGTCTGTAGAGGTAGAACTAAATGGCACTAGCCCTGTTGCTGTAGCTGGCACTTGGATTAGGATTAACAGAGCCTTTGTTACTTTAGCTGGGTCAGGTGGTACTTCTGCTGGAACAATACACGTACAGAATGTAGATGGCTCTGTAGTTTACGCTAACTTAGGTCTAGGCAATCAAACACACGTAGCAGCCTACACTGTCCCTGCTGGATATACCCTGTATCTTGATGACATTAACTTTACCGCTGCTTTGTCTCAGTCAAACAAGTTTGTAACTGCTAACTTTGTATCAAGAGACTTTGGCAGCAATGTGTTTCGTAGTCGCTTTATTAACGTCCTACAGAGTACACAACTGATCGCTAAGTTTGAGTACCCACAGAAGTTTGAAGAGAAGACTGATATGGAGTGTAGGGCCGTATCTAACACAACTAACAATGCTGTAGGTGCTTCCTTTCAAGGTGTACTTATCAAGAATGACCCAACAGGGAATGTATAATGAACATTAACAAAGGCCAGTTAGCTAACGATGTATTTTCCACTGAGGCTGAAGCCAGAGTAAGAAGTATGGATTTAGGCATGAACGGTAGCACACATGCTCACCCCGATGCACAAGGACAGGCCCATTATATGCCCGGTGAGAGCCATGAGGCTTATATGGCATACTACGACAAGGAAACTGAAGAGGCACCCTCACAGGACCGCTTAGAGGCTCTCAGAGTAGTTATCCAAGAGATTATGAAGGAAGACTTTGCCAAGGCTGAGTATCAAGGCGAGAAAGTCACCTTAAACAAACCTCGTCGTATCAAAGGCGGCAATAAGAAGTTTGAAGTGTTCGTACAAAGCGGAGGAAAGATCAAGCGTGTGGCTTTCGGAGACCCCAACATGGAGATACGGAGGGATGACCCGAAAGCTAGGGCCAACTTCCGTTCAAGACATTCGTGCGACACAAAGAAGGACAAAACAACGGCAGGATACTGGTCCTGTAGAATGTGGGAGGGAGGAACCTCAGTGTCAGAACTTACAAAAACAAACATTGAAGGACAGATACTCAAAGCCGACGAAGAACAGCGTCTCGTTTATGGTTGGGCATCAGTCGTTACCGAAAAAGGCGAACCTGTTATTGATCGCCAAGGAGATATTATTGAACCAGACACACTTGTTAAAGCCGTGAACAACTTCATGGAACATATACGTGTCGGTAAAGAAATGCACAAAGGGGATCAGATTGGGGCGGTTATCCACTCAATGCCTATCACTAAAGAGATTGGTGAATCCCTTGGCATCCAGAGTGACCGAGAAGGTTGGATTGTAGCGTTTAAAGTCTACAATGATGACGTTTGGGCTAGGGTCAAATCTGGTGAACTTGCGGCCTTCTCAATAGGTGGTCGTGCAACCAAGGAATCTTATGATGCCTAATTTACTTAAACAGCTTGAGTTAGAGGAACTGTCCTTGGTTGATCGTCCAGCTAACGCACAAGCAATGGTCTCTCTGTATAAGCGGGACAACTCCGAGGGAGAAACTATGGAGAACGAAGTAGAAAAAATGTCTGATGACATGAAAGCAAAGCTGAAGCCTTATATGGACAAAGGTATGTCCGAGGATGAAGCCATGAAAATGTATAACATGGACATGAAAAAAGACGTACAGGGTCCAGCTACTGAAGTTGACACCCTGAAAGCTGACCTAGAGGCACTACAAGTTGAGGCAGACCGTCTTAGCAAGGCCCTAGAAGAAGCTGGTTACATCGTTAAGGCAGACGCTATTGAGAAAATGGTTGAGCCTGAGTTTGTGACTTACGGTGACGAACAAATCAACAAAGCTGACATCCCTGCGCCTATTCTTAAGGCACTGGAAGAAGCAGAAATTGCTAAAGCAGACGCTATCTTAGTTAAGAAAGCAGAAGCAGAACTTCCACACTTCGACCTTGAAGTAGCCAAAGCATTGGTTAGCAAGTTTGAAGCTGAAGAAACAGTAATGCAAGCACTCAAAGCTGCCGATAAGGTATTTGACGAAAGCATGACTGAACTGGGTAAATCTGATGCTGACGGTGAGTTTTCGACTGCCGCTGACAAACTTGACGCACTCGTAAAGTCCTACATGGACACCAACAAAATGAAAAAGAGCGAACATGCTTTGGCTTATGCTGCTGTAGCTAAGACCGATGAAGGCAAGGCTCTAATCACTAAATCCTATAAAGGGGAATAAACATGGCTGTTATGCAATCACGGGATACCCGTACTGTAATCGCAGGGGCAGACCTTTCTGCTGCTCAATTTAAATTCGTTAAACTAGACTCTGCTGCTGAAGCTGTTCTGGCTGGTAATGGTGAAAGTGCTTTTGGTGTATGCCTCGTAGGTGCCGCTGAAGATAATGCCGCTACTGTAGTTGTCCAAGGTAAGACAATGGTAAAAGCTGGTGGTACTGTTACCGCTGGTGGTGCTGTCGCATCTGATGCCGCTGGTCTGTGTGTAGACGCTGCTTCTACCGACATCGTTATGGGTTATGCAACTGAAGCTGGTGTTACTAGCCAGATCATTGCTATCGAACTCATCCAAGGCGGCAACGCTGCTGCTTAAGTTAGCATAGAATAAGGAATAACTATTATGCCACTATTGACTCCATCACAGGTGCATATCGACACCCCTCTGTCTAACTTGACACTGGCGTATGCACAATCACAAACCAACTTTGTCGCTGACAAGGTATTCCCAACAGTAGGTGTTGCTCGTCAGTCTGACAAGTACTACATCTATGACCGTGCCAACATGAACCGCACTGGTGACGTAAAGAAACTTGCGCCACGTACTGAGGTTAACCGTATCGGCATGACCATTTCCAACAGCAGCTACTTCGCTGATGTATACGGACTTGGAATGGACTTCGATGAGCAGACTATCGCTAACGAAGACGAAGTACTGAACATCCGTTCTGCTGGTGCTGAAACTCTGGCAATGCGCCTGATGATCCACCGCGAAGAGAACTTTGCTACAACATTCTTCAGCACTGGAGTTTGGGGTACTGAGGTCGCTGGTGCAGCTTCTGGTGCAGGTACTCCTGTATACTGGAACGATTACACCAACTCAACACCTATCACTGACGTAACTGATGCTCGTCGTGCAATGCAACTCAAGTCGGGCGGCTACAAGCCAAACACTATGGTTGTTGGTAAGGTCACACGGGACGAACTCATCAATCACCCAGACATTCTGGCACGTTTGAATGGTGGTTCTACCGTAACTAACCCAGCGTTGATTACAGACGCTAAGTTGGCTGAAATCTTTGAAGTAGAGAACTTCTTCGTCATGGAAGCTGTCAATAACACTGCTGTTGAGGGTGCTGCCGAAAGCAATGCCTTTATCGGTGGTAAACATGCTCTGTTGTGTCACACACCTTCAAGTGCTGGTCTGATGACCCCTGCTGCTGGTATGACATTCGCTTGGAACAACATTCCCGGTGCAAACAACTTGGGTATCACTGTTGAATCCTTCTCGGATGATGCACTGAAGCGTCAGCAAATCGCTGAGCATATCCAAGTTAAAATGTCTTACGACATGAAAGTTGTTGGCGCAGACTTGGGCTACTTCTTTAAAGACATCGTACAATAAATGTACCTTGGTGGGGGGCTTAGGTGTCCCTCACCACTTACACTATATAGGATACCCCGACAATGCACCCTTCATACCTTGGTTGGCAGATAGACTGGCCTGTTTTCGTAAAGAGATCATTTACCTCAGACGGTAAACAGTGGGAAACCCAAGAACATTATAACTGGTTAAATCGTGGCATAGGTTCAGATGCCGTAGCTAGTTTGTATGTTCAAGGCTTTATACACCACAATAGAGAATTAGAGAAACAAGCTAAAGTTGGAGATAGGCTAAGTGAACTAGCTGGCCCACAACTAGACAAGCTGATAGGACTTCTTAACGCAGAAGTAAAAGCTAACACTAACAGTAATACAGAGTACACAGAAAAGAAAGTTAAGCAGTCTAAGATAGATGCTAAACAACGCGCACTACTAAGAAGTTACCTTCGAAACAACAGATGGATCGAAGATAAGTTCTTTGAAATAAGAGACGGTATATTAGAAGACTAAAGCAGGAGTAGACGATGGGGTGGACATATGACCCAACAAATCTTGGAACGGCAGATGCAGCCCAACGTCTTAACTCTGTTAGGCTTCTAGTAGGTGATACTGACACTGCTGACCAACAGCTACAAGATGAAGAAGTAACCTTTGGTTTAGGCCAGAATGGTAACTCTATTTATCATACTGCTAGTTGGTCAGCTAGGACTATTGCCTCTAAGTACTCAAGACAGGTAACAACAGCTTTAGACGGTGCTTTAAGTGCTGACTATTCTGACCTAGCTAAACAGTATATGTCACTGGCAGACACCTTAGAGTACCAAGCTAAGACTGCTGGTGGTAACATAGGCATTTACGCTGGTGGCATCTCTAAGACCTCCGTACAGGCTGTGAGAGAGAATACAGATCGTATAAAACCTTCTTTCCGCAGAGACAGGTTTAAGAACCCACCAAGCTATAATGGTGAAGACTACAACTCATCGTATGACTAAGGTAGGTTAACATGTCGTTTAGACCATATGACTTACTGAACTTAGTTAATAGGTTTGGTGAACCCCTTACACTTAATAAGGTGACTACCTCTGGCACGTATAATCCTGCCAATGGTACTGTTACTGGATCAGCGACTACTAACTACTCCTTTACTGGTTACTTCTACAACTATGATAATGGTATAGCTGGTAACATTGATGAGATACGCAGAGGTACTCGTAAGTGCCTTATTTCCGCTTCTAGCCTAGCTGTAGTGCCAGATGATGAGGATCAGATAACAGGCAATGGAGACACAGTTAATGTTCTTTCTGTTGTTACTATCTTCTCTAATGGTATTGCAATATGTTACATCTGTGATGTGAGGGAATAATGAGTAAGCAAGCTACACTCAAAATTAACCCTTCTCTACAAAAAAAGTTTGCGGGTCTACTACAAACAGCAGAAGACATGGTTAGAGATAAACTGTATGATATAGCTAACGATGCTATTAGGTTTTCCCCTGTTGACACTGGTGCTTATGTAGAATCATTTTCCATCGTGCCTAGAGGTGCTGGTGGTGGCCGTATGAAGTCATCAAGGGCTAGAAAAGTTAGTGTCAAGGAAGGAACTGCTACCAGAGAACAGTTTGCTGGTGAGGCTAGATCAAATCTTTCTATCGACATTAACAACCTTAACTTAACTAATTTAAGTGGTGTTGTTCTTAGGAACAGGTCTGTACACGCTCGTTTTGTAGAGGATAAACATGGCTATCACGTTTTTCGTAAGGTAAGGGATATTCATGGCTAGTATACACTCAGACATTAGAGCCGCCTTAGAGAGTAAGTTATCTAACATATCTGGTATTCCCCCTATTGCTTATGAGAACGTACCATACGATCCCACAACTGGCACTAGCTTCATTAAATCTGCTTATGTACCTACTTTGCGTAGACCTGCTGTTAGAGGTTTAAATCCTTCACAGAGATACCAAGGTATTTTTGTAGTGACAGTCTACTGTCCAGAGGGTAATGGCCCAGCAACTGCTGATGGTATCGCTAACACTGTAATAGAGAACTTTGAAGCTGCCACAGACGTATCACTAAACAACTTTAACGTATCAATAGACTATGCCGAAAGACAGCAAGGCTTCTTGGATACACCTTGGTACTACATCCCGATTAATATCGGTTGGTACATATACAATTAGGAGAATAACACATGCCTACCTTCGCACAGGGTTCACGATCTAGCCTAAGCTATATCACTGAATCCACATTCGGAACTACCCCTGCTGGTAACTTCCAGAACATCCCATTTACTTCTCACGGTCTTAACTTAACTAAAGACTTGGTTGCTGGTACTGATATCCAAGCTGACCGTATGCCACGCCATGAACGTCACGGTAACAAACAGTCTGCTGGTGATATTGTAGTTGACCTCCGTAAAGGTGACTTCGACCCATTCCTTGAGTCAGTCATGCTTAACACTTTTGTAGACTCAGGCACTAACGACACTCTTGTAGTTGGTACAACACCTAAGTACTTCTCCATTGAAGACTACTCTGCTGATATTGATCAGGCTCGTTTGTTTACAGGTCAGACTGTTTCCACTATGGGTATCTCTATTGCTCCTAATCAGATGGTAACTACTACCTTTGGTATGGTCGGTAAAGGTATGACTATTGGTGCCACAGAGAAGACACAGGACGCAGCAAGCACTAACTCACCATTCGATGCCTACTCAGGTGACTTACAGATTGGTAACAATGTAGCTGGCCTTGCAGCCTCTGCAATCATTACCGCTATTGACTTCAACGTATCCAACTCGTTTGCACCTACCTTTGTTGTTGGCTCTGATGAGACCCCAGCACTTGAGGTTGGTCGTGCAGAAATTACTGGTTCGTTCTCAGCATACTTTGAAGATGACGCCCTGATTAACCGTTTCCTTAACGAGACAGAATCAGCTATTCAAGTATCTGTCAACGACCCAACTGCTGCTAATGCTTACACCTTCCTCTTCCCAAGAGTTAAAATCAACTCTGCCGATGTAGGTGTAGATGGCCCAACAAGCCGTATCATTAGCCTAAGTTTTACATCCCTATTCGATACGACCACTTCTACTAACTTGAAGATTACTCGTACCGACACGTAATCCCTAGCTAGGGCGGGGGGCATTGGTGTCGGGTCTGATGCTCCCCATTTTATATACTAACCCGACATAACCCTGACCCAAGGAACCTGACAATGGACTTAAAGAACTTAACACCGACCAGTGATACTGTAGACGTTACTATTGTACACCCTACAACATTAGAACCTCTGACTAACGATGATAAGACAGAGATGACAATTACTATGTATGCCCCTCACTCTAAAGAGTACAAGAGTGTCCTGCATCACCAAACTAACAAACGGCTTAAGCAAGCCCAAGGAAAGAAGAAGGTCGATATTACGGCTGAGAGTATTGAAGAGGCTACCCTAGAAGTGTTAGTCAAGGCAACTAAGTCTTGGAATATCACATATGATGGTAAGAAGCCTAAGTACTCTGCTGACACAGCCAAAGAGATTTACGAACAAGTGTTTTGGATCAAGGATCAGATTGAGGAGGCTGTAGCTGACTCACTGGATTTTACCAAGGGCTGATTGATGACCTAGTTGAGTTTGCTGAATTTAACTTCAAACTTAATCAGCGTGATGAATCTGGAACCACCGAGAGAGAACACTTGGAACAAGTACAAAGGCAGACAGGATTAGAACTAAAAGAATTGGATGGACCCGACTTCCCAACTCTTGTGGCTCATATCTGGTCTGCCTTTATTGCGTTAAGCAACTCAAGAACTGGTGGCTTTAGTGGCCCTAACCCGATAACATACGAACAAATAAAAGCATGGAAAGAACTAACTGACACGCCTATGACAGCTTGGGAAGTAGAAGCGGTTAAGAGGCTTGACGGAGTTTATATGAGGGTAAATAATGGCGTCTGACATAAAACTTGTAGTAGACTCTAGTGATCTTAGTCTTCTTAATGAGGAATTAAACGACACAAACAAGAGTGTAAGCCTAGTTGCTAAGAACGCAGAAAAGGACTTTAAGCGTCTTATGCGGTCTATTGCCCCTTTGGAGACTGCCCAACAAAAGTATAACAATCAAGTTAAAGTTCTACAGAAGGCCCAACTTGCGGGGGTTATAAACTCTAAACAATACGCTAATGCTTTAAGAGACGTAAACGCTGCTACAACTGATGCAACTACGGGTCTTGGTGCATTGTCAAGACAGGCTCACCAAACTAAGAACAAGATGAACGCTAATGGCATGGCTATGCAACAAGCTGGCTATCAAGTTGGTGACTTTGTTGTTCAAGTTCAGTCAGGAACTAATGCTTGGGTAGCCGCTGGGCAACAGTTAACTCAGCTTACTGGTGTACTTGGCATGATGAACCCAGCTTTGATCGGTGTTGGAGCCGCACTTGGTATTGCTGTTCCTATAATTACCGCCTTTGGTGCAGCGTGGTCTAGGTCTAAGGAATCAACAGACGATGCCGCCAAGTCTTTAGAAGGATTAGATGGCAGAATAAAAAACATAATTGGCAGCTTAGAGGAATACGACAGAAAAAAACTCTCTCTGTCCCTTAATATTACCTCAGAAGAACTTGATGTGGGTAAAGCAATCAAGCAAGCAGAGGCTGACTTAGCTGCTGCGGAAGCTGTAAGAATTAGAATGACAGGTACTGCCGAAAAGACCACTACTGGAAGTAAGAGGGTAGACTTCGCCTTAGATGTGTCTGAGTCTGTACTTAGTTACTTAAGGGGTCTTAGAACTGTAGAAGACTCTGACAAAAAAATTGCTGAACTTAGGGAAACTCTATCAAAGTTAATAATTAAACAAGAGGAAGAGGCAGCAGCTAAGGTAGCAGAGTTAAGAGAAGAAGCGTATCAAGACACTAAGAAAAAGCAAGCAGAGTTAATGTTTGACGAAATAGCTACGATAGATAAGATTATCAAGGCTAGAAAGAAGAGACTTGGTGAAGAGGCTGAAGACAGAAGAAGAGAAGAAACAAAGATTTATGAAGCTATAGGTAAACTACAATACTCCAATAGTGCGTCTTTAGAAAAAGCACATATATCGCAACTAAAGGCGTCTGGTGATTTACGAAACGCTAGGGACAGAGAGTTACAACTTGTAGCAAGGGTTGCTGCTGAACAAATGAAACTTGTTGGTGGTACGGCTGATCAACAGATTGAAGCGGCTAAATTAGCTAAGGAGACCCTTCAAGTCAAGTTTGATATGGAAGATGCAGCACTTAGGGCTAAAGACTTTTCTAAATTTATAGCCCAAGCTAGTAAGGACTTTAAGGCTACGGACTTCTCTGGTTTAGGTTTAATAGAGCCTTACCAAGAATCTAAGGACTACGAAACCCAAAAAAGAGTAGGTGAGATATTAGGTAAAGGTGGCAAAGGCAAAAAACCAACTACTATGGAAGGCCCAATCAAGGCTCTGGAAAGACAGATAGAGTTAAGTAAGGCTTTGTTTGGTTTAGAGGACCATGCACGTAGAAAAGAAGAAGTCTATATGCAACTTAAGTTCCAGAACCAAGACGCTGACATTAAAGCTAGTGAAAAGGAACTTCGTAGTCTAGCTGAGAGAGTCGCCCTAGAGGAACAACGAACTAAGGTACTTGAGGAACAGAATAAGGTAATAGAAGAACAGAGGCAAGCACAGGAAGCCTTGGCAGATAGTATTGCTGGTAGTATGGGCGATGCCTTCATGTCTATAGTAGACGGTACTAAGTCCGTTAAAGATGCCTTTAAAGATATGGCTAGGGCTATCATTGCTGAGTTGTATCAAATCTATGTTGTCAAACGGATCACAGGTATGATCAGTGGTGCTATAATGGGTTCAGCCGCTGCTGGGGGTTACTTTGGCCCTGCTGGGGGCGTTGGGGGTGGTTCTGGTGCTACAATACCTTTTGCCGATGGTGGTGTCATAGGTGGCCCAACTAACTTTGGTATGTCAGGAGGTCGTACAGGTCTCATGGGTGAAGCTGGCCCAGAAGCTATTATGCCACTCAAGCGTGGAGCCAATGGTAAGTTAGGAGTACAGTCAGAGGGCGGCTCAGGTGACGTTGTCATTCATCAGAACTTTAACTTTGCAGCTAATGGTGACGAGAGTGTTAAGAAACTCATTGCACAGGCTGCACCACAGATTGCCAATATGACTAAGAGTTCTATCATTAGTGATCGTCGCCGTGGTGGACAAATGAAAGCAACCTTCGGGTAAAGGAAGTATAACAAATGGCACTGACGTACCCACTAAGTACACCAACTACGATAGGGATTGAAAGTATTGAGTTACGTGCAATCAATGCTGTAGCTACCTCTCAGTCTCCCTTCACGTATAAACAACAGATTGTAGTACATGGTGGTCAAAGGTGGGAAGCCTCAGTTACTATCCCATCAACAAGACGTGACCTAGCTGCTGAGTGGAAGGCTATGCTAGTAGGTCTTAA